CCACCGCCACCGCCACCGCCACCTAAGAAGAGATAAATGGAGACTACGTGTAAATGTATCTGTGTAATATTGAGTATCTTTATACTCATGCTGCTAGTCTTTGGACTAACACGTGATCCAGGTCTCGCCCCTGTAGGTACCGGGATCAGCCTGATCAGGTGATTTGACAACGCCGCTGAGACTGAGCTACTATCTGTATAGATCCTCTCCGGTCCCCATAAGGTTCGGTCGGGAAGTAGTGGACAGGTAGACAACTCAGCAACCGACGTTGAGGACCGGCGGCTCCTGAGAATTTGTCCCGCACTACTTCCCGACCGATCAAGACATATGGGTATAGACCAATGCCTCTCTTGCGTAGACGGAAGAAGCTTAGGCTTAGTTCTGCTTGTTTTTCTGATGAAATTATCGATCATTTAAATTGTGAAATCTTTGTAGTCACTGGCAGTATTTTTACAGGCACGGTACACTATGAGTGTCAATGCCTTTGCCATGACTCAAAGATCGGATTTAGACATGGAGTGTATAAGCTGCCTCCGAGGATTTAATTGGGAATGTGGTCACTCCCCCACTCCTGAACCAGAGCCTGTAATTGAAATTGAAGAAGAAACTGAAACAGTTGGTCCTGGTCGTCCCCCGAAACCAGATGAAGAGATTAGTGTTTCAGCAGGAAGAAAAAGGGCAGCTGTAATTTACACTCCTTATATGAATAATTTAGAATGGTGCGAATGGAGAAATCTTGCTAATTGTGGGGGAGGTAAACGGCCAATACTCGGATGCCTTGCAGGTAAGCCTAAAAATATTCATCACGGACCAGTCAAAGCCACCTACAGAAATGAACGAACCAATATTCATCTTATCTGTCCTGACTGTCACAATAATTGGCATAGCGCAAATGATGATATTTATGACGAAGATGAGTTTGGAAATTTGCCTCATTCTCCTCGTCCAATAACTGATGAAGAAAAATTTATCGTCGCTACAGGAAAGAGACTAGTAGATGCCTGAGAAAATTGAAGTTATTCTTAAATGGTCTTACACCCCTGATCCAGCTAATTACCCCGATGGTGCATCTATTCAAGAGATGCTAGAAGTAGACCAAGAATTAGTTGAAGATGATCTTGCTGCTTTCCTGGAAATGATTCCTGATGAAATAGACATTGATTTTAGAATCAGAAGTTGGTGAGGATGAGTTTGATTGACGTAGCGATCATGACATGGTAAGATAGATCCATTCCGGTCCTCAGCCGAAAGTTTATTTTATTATGATTATTTCTAATACGGAAGTTACAACTTTCAATACCTGCCAAAGGCAGCACTATTTTAGATTCGGCCTACAGGTAGAACCGAAGTTCACTACTTTGTCCAAGGCCATTCAGCGCGGGATCGTTGGACACAAATGCCTTGAGGCTTACTATCTTGCGCTTAAATCTGGGGAGTCTTTTGAAAATGCAAAAAAGATAACTTTCGTTATCTTGAATGACGAGATTGCTAAGATAGTCAATGAATTTCCTGATGAGTTTGAACTGATCCAGACTCTTGTTGACCTTAAGAGAATCCTGGAAGGTTATTTCGAGGTCTACAGGAACGAGACTTTCGAAGTTCTCGAAGTAGAGTCTTTCTTTTCTGCCCCTGTAGGTCCAGGAATTGAATACGGCATGAAACTCGATGTTCTTGCTTGTATGACTTCTGGAGAATTCAAGGGTGATCTTGTTGTAGTAGACCACAAGTTTGTATATAACTTCAAGACTATGGCTGAGCTTGAAATGGATGGGCAGCTTGCGAAATATGTCCAGACCTGTAGGGCTAATGGTCATTATGTCAGTAAAGGAATCTTTAACCAACTTCGGTATCGTGTCCTTAAAGATCCTAATCCAGCAAACTTGTATCGTCGAGACATGGTTAAGGCAACAGCTAGAGAGCGCGAACAGATCTGGAAAGAACAGTTAATTGCAGCTGAACGTATTGAGAAATTTAATCTTATGGGTAAAGATGCGTGGTCTGCCAATGCTGTTCGCAACCTCAATCCCCTGGTTTGTCGTGGATGTTTCTTCCAGAAGTTGTGCAAGGAAGAGCTTCAAGGTAATGATATCCAGAACACTCTAGTCCTCAACTATCAACCTAACACATATGGATACAGTGATTTGAATGAAGATTGATTTGACTGACGAGAAAATTTTTAGATACGCCATTACTAAGGCCAAGCCTACAGGGTGGTACGAAATTGACGCTATGATTCTGGTCGTCAACAAGTACACTACTTATACGGCCGAAGGCGACACATATGAGACAGCAGAAGATAATTTGATTAAGAAACTGAGAATCGATGGACTTGAAATTACTGGACAAAATGCCTCCACCACAAACGGTACAGGAACAACTAAGACTACTTAGAGGTCTTCTTTATGGAGACTTTGGAATCGGTAAAACCACCCTAGCCGGACAAATCATCAAAGCTATTGGCGGCAAGGCTATGATGGTTACTACTGATTCAGCATGGACTGTTCTCCAAAATGATCCTGAGGTTGCAGATAATATCTACAGGTGGGCTTTTGATTCTTTTGCTCAAATCAGATTAATGGTTGAGGCACACGAAGAAGGAATCGAACCTTACGCTTCCTGTAGGACGCTTCTTTGGGACACACTGTCTACCTCTGTAGACACCATGCTCCGGCAAACTGTTGCTAATAAGAAGTTCCTCAATCAACAGGTTGATCCGGAATTAGAGGGTTATCCACATTATAGACTTGTGGCTAACGCTCTTAAAGAAACAGTAAACACAATTAAAAAGTCTGACCTACATGTAATTTATACCGCGCATATGCGTGAGCCGAATGATAACGACAAAGCAAAGAAACGATTTGCTATCCGACCTAATGCGCCGGAAGCTAGTTTCAATGTAGTAGCTCAGGAGGCGAATTTAATCGGATGGCTGTCGCGAGAAAATCGAGGAAAAGAAATACAGATCCAGTTCGAACCGACGATACAAGAGACAGCGAAATCACAGATTCCGACAATTCAACAGACAACGTACCCAGTAACTCAAGTTCCGGAACTAATCAAGAAGTGGATTCAGTAATGACTGACCTTAACAGCATCTTTGGTGACCTTGACGTTGACGAGATTGGTGATGACCCGTTTGGTATCGCTAACGGTACCTATTGGGCAGTTGTCACTGACGCAAAGATTTCTGAGAAGGACGGGAACTACGCTCTGACTTTTCAGTGGCAGATCGATGAGCCTGGTAATGAGTACAACGCCAACAAGGTTTCCGAGTTTTATCCGATCTATCCTGGTAAGAAGAATTCGGACCTAGATGCAGATGAATTGAAGCGTATGAAGTTTCTCAAGCGGCGTATGCGTCGAGGATTTGGTATGTCTGAGGGAGAGATGAAGTCTCTCAAGCCTCAGAATCTTATTGGTAAGTTTGCTTACATTACTGTCGTGAATAACCCTGCTAAGGATAACAGCGGACGTATCTACATCAATGTTACCGAAGCTCTGACCAAGGATCTTTATGATGAAGAAGTTGGTGCTCGTGAAGAGAACATTTCTCAAGGCGCCGCATCTCTCGGTCTGTAATTAATTAGTTGGTGGGAAAGTAGCTAGGCGATGGCAGTTATACTGTACAGCTAAGAGGACGAAGGCTACTGTGCTGGTACGGGGTTAGGCCAGTCCTAATATTTACATAGAGGTCCCTGGGTGCCACAGGGAATGTATCGCCGATTGCAAATCCCGACAATCTGAGCGATCCCTACAGGACTTCCCTCCTGTAGGTCTAGCGGGTATGGCGAAATTGGCAAACGCAGCAGACTTAAAATCTGCCGTCGAAAGACTTGAGGGTTCAAGTCCCTCTACCCGCACCACATATGGAAAGTACGTTTAGGAAGGATATTAAGTGGGTCAGCTCGAAGAACTTACTGCTCTCTATAAGGATTATCAGGAAGACCCTAAATTCGATAATCTTCGTCATGAAAGCATTAAGTTCGTTCCTGGTAGTGGTCCAATTAATCCTACCCTTATGCTTGTAGGTGAAGCACCAGGTCGTTTAGAGAATGCCAAGGGTGAATGCTTTGTAGGTCGTGCTGGTGATATTCTTAACGGTCTCCTACAGGGTATTGGTATTAATAGAAGTGAAGTCTTTGTCACTAATGTAATTAAATATTGGCCCATTGATTTTACTACTGGAACATTTAACTCTACTAGGCAGCTTTCTGAGGAAGAAATAGAAGCGGCCCGTGATTACCTGACGCATGAGATTGATATCATTCAGCCTAAGATTGTCGGTCTCTGTGGCGGGTTTGCTACTCGCTCCATTTTTCCTGATCTGAAAACTGTCTATCATTACAACGGAAAACTTCTCGATGATATGTTTGTTCCTCTTTATCATCCTGCTGTTCTTTCTTATACTCAGTCTATGAGGAAATGGCCCGCTGTTCGTAAGGGCTATAATAGATTGGGTGACCTCCTAAAGACTGCTTCTTAGGAAGCGGTTGCCGCTATAGCTCAGCGGAGAGAGCATCTCCCTTCTAAGGAGAGGGTCACTGGTTCGAATCCAGTTAGCGGCGCATGAATAATTTAGTAGAAAAATTAGATGATTTTGTCATGAATTGGGCCTACGAAGGGGATATTATATTAGTATGTAATAATAGTAACTGTATAAATACTCCGCATGAAAGAGAATCTTTTAACACTTACATAAGATTGACTACAGTTTTAGAGAAAGCTAAAAAGCACGTTAGAGAGTATCATTAGTGCTATAGAAAATGAGCGTGATTTCCATGAATAAAAAATTTGAAAATATTACAATTAATTTCGATTATTATTCAGATCCTTTGAAGTTGGATATTGAATGTTGTATAGACGATTGCAGTAAGAGGTATAAAGGAAGTTTCGTAGATTCTGTCCCTGCAACAGAACTAATATTCGCAGAATTAGTAGAGATAGTAGAGAAGCATCTAAGGGAATGTCATTAGTTGTAGGGGAGATTTAGCCCGTGGGAGAAGTTCAGCCTCTCAACCCTTTCGGGGATTTAGGCCGCTTCTTTGATTTTATGTATGATAATTCGGAGGGCTATGTCTATACTGCAACTAAAGATTTTGAATCAGGCGAATTTCAGCAGTACTTTTTTCAATGGCCTACAGAGCGAGAGGCTTTAATTCAGCATGTCTTCACGCATTCGGATTATCGGGAAGTCTACTACGGACCAGCACTTTACAGTAAGAAAGAGTCTACAAAAGAAGCTCTTTTGGGCAGCTCTTTTTTGTGGTGTGAGTTTGATGGAAATGCGCCGGAAACTGTATCCGGGCTCCCGTCTCCCTCACTCAGAATTCAGTCTTCAGCAGAGCGAAACCAACATTGGTACTGGAAGCTCGAATCTTTCGAGAAGGATACGAGCACACTAGAGGAATTAAATCAGCGTATTGCTTATGAACTTAATGCTGATTTCTCTGGTTGGGATGCTACTCAGCTTCTCCGTCCCCCTGGTACGCGCCACCATGAGTCTGGGAGACTGACCGGCGTCGTTAGGTGGGACCCTAGACCCCTCCCTATCGCTGAGTTTAAAGGACTCCCAGAGGTCCCAATAAAGTTTGTTCAAACTGAAGACATTAAAGATGTTCCTCAGCCACTTAGAGTTATTTCTAAGTATGTCTTCTCTGATGAGGAGATGGATTTCTTTCTAACTCCTACAATTGAAAAAGGACATCGATCTTCCGCGCTCACTAAGCTGGCGCACATCTGTCTTGAAGATCCCAAGAGAATGACTAATGCTGAATGCCTTAGTCTTCTTTTGCATGCAGATCAACGTTGGGGAAAATTTTCAAAGCGTAAAGACAGGGTTGATAGATTAATCGGGATTATCAATTACTGTCGTACTCGCCATCCTGTAAACCTCGTTAAAGAAGAGACTACAGAACCTAAGCTCAAAATCTATACGTATGATGAATTCGTTAATACTGAGCTGAAAATTGAATGGGTCATTCCAGGACTTATTCATAAGGAAGCTTTTGTGGTTGTACACGGTCCTCCAGGATCGGGTAAGTCTCAGCTATCCTTAAGATTTGCAGAAAAATTAGCAAAGGGAGAACCTTTCCTTAAATGGAAACCAGATCGACCTTTGCGAACAATTACTCTTTCACTGGAAATGTCTTTTACTGAGCTTCGTCTATTCATCGATACAATGGAGTTTGGAGCAAATCCCCTACTCCGAGAGAATATGCTACTAGCACCATCGGGAGAAGCTGTCAAGCTTATCAGTGCCGAAGGACAGGCTAGTGTAATTGAAGCCATTGAAGCCTACAGGCCTGATGGGATTATTATTGACTCATTGGGTGCATCTATTTCTGATGACAGCCAATCAGAAAAAATTGTCTACAAGCTTATCAACTTTGTGAACCAGGTAAGAAAGCATTATGGGATATTTATCTGGTTTATTGCCCATCCTCGAAAAGATCAAATTGGTAACAAGAAGCCTACAGGGCTGTCAGATATTTATGGTAGCTATGCTATTGGGCAGCATCTTACTACAGGAATCTCTTTGTGGAACCCGCCGAAATTAGGAAACGTCATTGAAGTAATGAATTCAAAGCTTCGTCTCGCCGAAGAATTTAAGCCGTTTAAGATCAGGCGAACACCGACTCTTGATTTTGAAATGATTCTAGGTCAGCGGACACTTCCTAGCGATACACCTATTTTTGGTGGGGACGATGAAGGTGATGATGACATGGACTTTGGAGGACTGAAGATTTGATTCATGATAAGGTATTTGGAGCGGTATTGATTACTGTCTCAGGCAGAAAGTGAGTAAGTCTGCATGAGTGAAATTCGTGGGGTCCGTACCAAAGAGGGTTTCAAGTGCGCTAAGTGTCGAGCAGTCTTTCCTGAGCGCTCAGAGTATGACCTGCACCTACAGTGGCACCGGAATCTTCGAATCCTTCTCCAGGAGCTAGCACACGGTAGTACCGAAGGATTTGAACAATCTTTGGAGAGGTTTGTATGACCGAGCGACGTATTGAAATCAATCCCGGAGAATACTTCCTGGTCGCTGACAGGACTATCCTGGTCAATGAACACGAGAGTGTCCTAGGGGATGCAGTAAAAATCGGTCGACCCGAGTCTGAACCTACGTACTTTTTTACTTTCAAGGGTCGGATCAATAACTCTACAGAACGAGACGCCGTCACTGTAGCACTTCCCCTTATATCTGCTTGGGAACTTGTTCAGAACATTCTTGACGGTCTCGAACTTTTTAAGGAAGCCAATGAGCTACCTGACTGAGGATCAATTTAGACAGTATATGGAAGTATTCAGCAAAGCTCCAGAGCTTACTGTAGACACTGAGGGTACACTCACCCATCCCCATAGTGAGACATGGGGGGTGTCTATTAGCTATGGAGGTATCGCTGAATACTTTGCGTTTAATCACATGCTTGGACAGAATCTTCCCGGTGAATGGCTTAGCGCTGTAGTTAAGGTCCTCGAAAATTGTCCTCAATTGAACTTTCATCATGCTAAGCACGATCTCAAGGCATTACGTAATCTAGGCTTGAATTACACTGGTAAATTCTATGACACTATGCTCATGCAGCATATGGTCAATGAGAATCTTTACAGCAAAGAATTGGATGCGTTAGCGGTTCACTATAAAACAGAGCGCAAGCGCAATGACTCTTTGATGAAAGATCTCATTAAGGGATTTGGTTGGGATTATGTTCCTGTAGAGATTATTAGGCCTTATGGCGCTAATGATGCATATATTACAGAAGTTATCAAGAATTTAATCCAGCCCGATTTTGAAGCTCAGGGATTTGACGGAGAGCTATGGGATTGGGAACAACGCTTCTGTAGACTCTTGATGAAGATTGAAGACAACGGGATTCTTATCAATCAGGATCTATCTCAGCAACAGTTAGAGATAGGCCTAAAGACTATGTCGGCTATTGAGAAACGGCTAGGATTTAATCCAGGCTCTCCCGTTCAACTTGGTAACTTTCTTCTCGAAGAACTCAAGGTACCCCCTGTAGGCGAGAAAGGTAAGTCCGGCCGATACTCTTTTAACAAAGAGAATATGAAGGTCTATGATGAGTTGCTAGCTTTGAGAAATGATGAAACAGCTAAACTCATTTTGACCTACAGGGGGTGGCAGAAGACTTGCTCTTCCAATTACAAGGCTTATTTGGAACTACTCCGTCCTGATGGTAGGATTCGTTGTAACTACAAACAGCACGGAACAGATACAGGCCGCTTAAGTTGTGAAAAGCCAAATCTACAGCAAATCCCTAAGGTGTCTGACAATCCCTGGAATGGGCACCTTAAGGATGCATTTATTGTGGAAGAGGGACGCACAGCATACGAACTTGATTATTCTCAGCTTGAGTTTCGGTTGGGCGCTGCTTACGGTAAAGAAAAGAAACTGCTTGAAATTTTCAATGATGACAGTAGAGACATCTTCTCGGAGATGGCAGCGGATCTTCATATGACCCGTAATCAGACTAAGACTCTGAATTATTCAATTCAGTATGGTGCAGGCGTTAACAGAATTAAGAATGTATTCGGAGTCACAGATAATGCGGCGAAAGCAATCCTCACGAACTACTACAGACAATATCAAGGACTTGCCAAAGTATCCACATTTGCTAAAAACAAATGCATTGAGCGAGGATACGTCCAATATTGGACCGGGCGTCGACGTCACTTTGTTAACCCTTCAAAACAAGCTCATAAAGCATTTAACGCTGCAATTCAAGGTGGAGCTTTCGAGATTGTTAAACGAGCCATGGTCAAAGTCGACGAAGCTGGCCTCAATAATGATGAGTGCAAAATTGACCTACAAGTTCACGACTCTATTCGAGTCGACATTGTCAATGGAAAAGAAGCCGAGTATCTTCCTGAAATCAAACGAGTAATGGAAGACACTCCAGATTTCGGAGTTAAGTTTCGAGTCGATGTGAAAAGGTGGGGCGAAAAAGGATGAAAGACATTTCTGATTGTAGAGTCTTTAAAGATTCTGATATCCAAGGAACATCAACAATTAATATGGACCCAGTTAGTTGTCACGGGGAAGAAATGTCTCGTGAAGCTGATAAATCAGTGAAAAATCTCCAAGCCAAACTTGAAGATTTTAAGTCTGAGCTTTGCAATATGCGCAAAGATTATGAGAATCGTATTAAATTTATGCAACAAGCTGTCCACAGTTATGGAAATGCAATTGATAAAATCAATTATTTTCTAAATGAGGATATTCCCGATGTTCAACGCTGAATTAGTTAATCCCTCAGCGGTTGAATTCGTCTCTATCGACCCCGGAGGAACTACAGGAGTAGTTACCTGGGATGCTAATGCGAAGCTTCTTGATGCTCTTCAACTTAACAGAGAAGAGTTTGAAGACTTCCTAGAGAAGGTCTCCCCCGCTCAAGTCATCTGTGAAGAATATATTGTCAATCCACATGTAAGACATGGAGGACAAAAAGTAGAGACTCTCCGAATTATTGGTGCAATAGAGTCTTACTGTAGACGAAACAAGATTCTACTAGAGATGCAGCGACCTCAAATTTTGACTATCGCTCAGAAATGGTCAGGGAAGAAGATGCCTAAGAACCATGGCATTAGTCATTGGGTCAGCGCTTATCTCCATGGATATTATTTCCTTCATCGAAAAGGACTCATCAAAGCGAGGGTATTAGATGATTAAGAAAGTCGAAATCTTCCAGCGGATGCCTACAGGTGGGACAGTCTATGAGAAGTCGGAACATAAGGAAGGGTGTAAAAGTCTGGAGAACATTCACTTTGAATGCACATGTGAAGAAATTCTAGATGAGGCTACAGATGGCGATCTGTAGATATTGTACCTCAGCCGCAGATCTAGACCGCCAGGATTTTCACCAGCAATGTCTAGGTGAAACTCAATGTAATTGTCAGCATCGACCACTTATTGAAAAGGATAATTTAAATGAGTCGTGGGCCGACGGACGAGAAGCTAAAGAAGCTCGCAGCATACGAGAAAGCTAAGCAAATTGCGGCACTTCTCGGAACAGAAGTTGAAATCCCTGTAGAGACCTTTGAAGATAAACTCCTTGAAGCTAATGCAGTCCTCACCTATTACTTTAATAAAGGACAGGGCTTCAAAGATCGTGAATGCAGGAATTGTGGGTTAGTTTTTGCCTACAGTTGGAACCATGATTCTATTAATTACTGCTCTGTTCAGTGTATCCAGAAACATCTAGCGAGTATTGGTATTGAATGGGACCCTATGCGCTCTTGGGGAGATCGCTATCGGAATCTGCACTACGATTCTCGTCCAGCCGTAATTTCTCCTCAAGTTCATGAAATAGTGAACCAAATCCTGGCCGATACTCCAGAAGTCGATGGCGATAGAATTCAAATTGAATAATTTTAGTAATATCTGGTCCTAGAGCTCTTCTTTCTGCTCTGGAAGTCCCGCCCCAAACTCCAACTTCATCATGTGCGATGGCATAAGTTCTGCACTGGTCCATAACGGGACAACCAGTGCAGAACTTTTTGCCTTCTTTAGTTTTTGCTGAACTCTCAGAAAACATGTACTCGTCCCTGAGAATGCCAGCACACTTACCTTTATTGCGCCACATCTGTACTGGTTCAAGCATTTCTTATATGTAGCACAAGAAAAATTCTGTGTCAATCAAACATTAGGCGTAGATTCGATGCTATAGCCTACAGCATGATCATGAGGCTCTAAGTACACAGAGATTAAGATAGTGCCCTCAGGGGGCTTTCTACTTAATCTGACATCTCCTTCTAACTTAAATTCAAAAGTCTCAAGATACTTAGTTGAGCCTTCGCCAATAAACCAAATCTTGCCTGAGATGGGATTAAGCTTATCATCCCAACCCTTGGAGATGTTGAACCAAGAATCCTTAACAACTAACGAAACAGAATCATCACAGGGCCAAGGGATCTGATGGTAGGTTGCAAGAGGAATTCTCTTCAATCGAGATTCATTGGGAACAATCTCATAGTCAAATTTAGGCTGAAATTCAGGCATTAATAGCTCCAGTCAGCAAAATAGAAGACTTCTTACTTGGGCCTACAGGGTTGTCAGTAACAATCCTCTTAAAATTGTTCAAGTCAACATAATTTGAAATTCCGGGTACTGATCCCTGATTCCAGTATTGGATACCATCGAGATTTGGATCGGTAAATCNGAAATCCTGGAAAGCAGTGTCATAATTATTTCTATAATATCTGGCACCGATGATACGAGTACCTGAGTCGGCCCATTCTCGCGGTGGAGCCACAGTACGCCAGGTTTCTCGTCCAAGATAGACGTAGATAAGATATCTACCAGTCTGCTTCCTCCATTCTCTGATCCATCCCTTAATATCTACAGAAGTGGGATCACCTTCTTGATATCGGGAGTCGTACTCAGCATCTAAAACATGAGGCCACTGCCAAGCTTTTTTATTAATAGTTGCGAGAAAATGTCTAACCTGCTTGGACCAGTCTTCCCTAATTCCCATAAAATGGTAAGGAGCCTTAGGCTTTCTCAGCCCGTTGTAATGCTGTTCCCATTCAGGGTCAACGTAACTACTTCCCTGAGTAACCTTGATGTAGAAAGCCTCAGCCCAAGCATCAAGCTTACTATAGCTCGTTACATTCTGATGATGACTTAAATCAATAACTCTCATCTAATCCTTCCTAAAGCAGGAGTAACAAGAATAAAGAATAAGAGAAGGTCAGCGATCAGTAAGAGAACTTCCGTCAGGCTCATTGCTAGTCTCCTTCAGTTTTGCTGTAGGCTTAACTAACTGTCTAACTCCACCTGCGGCAACTAATTCAATAACATACTGTAACCAATTGTCGTCTACAGGCTGCTTCTGAATAAAGATCTGATACAAACCCAACAAGATAATAAGATAGAAAACCGGTTCATGCGTCGGGCTCAACTTCTTTAATACGTCTAACATTAGAATCCTTTCGAATAATTCTTACAAATCGAACAAACATAACGTATCTACCTACAACAGATGCAGTTAACAGGATAAATAATGTAGTCCTGATAACTACTCTCCCGGGAATAGGAAATCCTAGTAGTATCACAAAATACCACAAGGCAAAAGCGCCAACGCTGGCAGACATAGTGATAAGCATCCAACCGATTGGATTCTTCCACCACTTAAATCCTGCAAGGGTGTAATGTACAATAAAAGCTACGCATGACACCCAAATTAGTCCCAGGAATACCAAGCTGAGCACTCTTGTCCAGTCCATTATCCTTGATCCCTCATCATCTGGAGATAAAGTCGCTTTGCGAATCCATTCTCGTCAAGGTGATTTCTTAGGGACTCTACCAATTTATCTACGGAAGGTTTTTGCTTCTTTACAATTTCCTGCTGTCTCTTAGCTCTCTCTAGCTCAACTCGTGTTTTGTCTCCATTCTTTCGCTGCTTACTCATGATATTTCCTTCCGAATATTATCGGGAGGTGCTGCCGGAAGTTGACTGAAAAATCGATCCACGATTATTCCGGTTACTTTTAATTCAGACTCTCTCTGTCTGAGCTCTCGAATAGTCTCTTTTTGAGTCTCAATAACCTGGTCTTTAAGTACTAATTGACTTTCATACTTAGCAAATTTATTCTTAACATAACCTAAAGTACCAGCTATAATTACGAGAGAGGGTCCTGAGACAGCACTGAAAATCTCCCAGAACCCGGACATCTAACCTCCAGTCTAATACCAATTATTTCTAAGATGGAAAGCTAAGGCAGCGGAAGGACTACCGTACCTATTCTTGATGTACTTAGCCATGGCTAAAACCTGCGTATAAGGATCGGACGTTTTTGCAATCCCTACTCCGGCCCAAGTAGAATTGAGAAATTGTCCAATGCCATAAGCAGTAGAAGTAGGATTCTGAGCAGTATTACGCCACCCGGATTCCTTCATACCTAGCGTGTACCAAGCTTGCAACTCCTGAGCATTCCAGCCAAACTGTGGAGCAACTTGCTGAGCAAATCTAAAGTTTGCTTGGGGATTAGAAGGAATTGGATTTCCGTAGGCATTTCCACCTTTAGAAGAACTAGGTGATCCTGCTCCACGGAAAGCTCCAGGTTGCTGCGCCTGTAGAGCCTGTAATTGCTGCATCCTCTTATAAGATGCTCTAGCTTGCGCAGTAGCTAATTGTTCATCACCTAATTGCTTGATAAACCCAAGATTATCATAGTAGCCTTGAAAATTATTAGGAGCTACTAGATTCATATTAGGTTGAGTGACTCTACTAATAGGGTCAAGTTGAGGCGGTGCTTGACGATTAGCTAACTTACTTAAACTGGCAGCTAAATAGTCACCAGTTAGAGGTTGATTCTGATACTGTTCGTTAGATTGCTGCGGGTCTTGCTGATAAAACTGATCATCAGCCATGTTAGACTGACGTTTTCTCAAACTAACAGGGTTAGCTTGGGGTAAGTATAATTGCCTGAGAATAGCCATCTTATAAGCCTAACTGTTCTCTCAACTGAGCAAGATATTCATCCCTTGTAGCATTGCGCTGAATCCTACCAGGTTGCCGAGCTTCATACTGTGCAGACTTAATATAAGGACCAGTTCCCTTAATTCCTGCACCAGTTAAGAAATTAACGAGATTCTCAGTTTGTGCATCACTTCCCCCTCGTTGTACAGCTTTAGTTTGTCCACCAAAAGGAGTGATTCCAGTTAAACCTTGGAAGAAGCTATATAGAGGAATGTTTGAGCCTACATATTCCCCAAAGGCTCCAGGTCGTGCTTCATCTCCCCTAATAGGTTCTCCAGTAAATAACTTCTTTCCCGTCATTAGTTCAATAGGAATCTGTGCAGCAGGAGTCATAGAAGTTATTGCAGTTCTACCGGGATCTTCAAACTGTGCAATCAAAGAAGTGAGAGGATTTAACCCCATTCCTCCCATAACATATCCAGGAGGGGTTTGATTTGAGAAATTACCTAAAATTCCATCAGGAAGGCTAATGGGTCCAACTCCCTGTGCCCTCAACCATTCCGGAAACATTTGGTCTACAGGGAACGGATCAGACCTCCCATCAGTTTGTTGGACACCACTAGCCTCCTGAAGAGCCTGGTTTATTTTAGCCGGGAGAACTGTAACGCCAGGCTTCATTACAATTCCCTCTAAGAGGACCGGCGTAGACTTGCGAAGCCATGAGTAGAAGGGGATAATTCTTCTCATAAACTTCTTTTCGAAGTCAGTTAAATCAAGACCTGAGGGGTGAAACTTTCGTGATCGCCGTGCCGCNTCTTCGAAGATTTTAGGGAAGTCATTTCCTGTAGATTTGGCAATCTTGTCGATGAAATGAGCAAGTCTAGCGTTATGGTGTTGCAGTTCTGAAATTCCTCCAGCAAAAGCCTGAACTTTTCCGCCAAATGGACGCGTAATAGATCGTCTAGCTCCTGCAACTTCATCCCCTAAATCTATAATATCCTCTAAAGTCTTAACGGACTCTAGCAGCCCCTTCTTCTGAGCGACAGCAGCAATCTGCTCAGCAGTGAAACCATATCCAGACTTATTACGAAAAAGAATATCTCCCGGCAAAGGAGTTCTCATCCGCTCTGATGCTGCACCTAATTCAATCATGCGGTCAATATCCGCTAAATCTGTGTAAGCACCCTTCATAAATCTTTGAACTTTAAAAGCCAACTGATAGGGCCTAATAGAAGTTACTCCATCAAGTAAGCCCATGTACATGTCACCAACAACATTCCGGAAATGGAATCCCGGCCTGTAGATAGTGACGTTAGTCTTCCACATCGACAGAGCACGATCGTAGAACTTTAAAGCTTTAATATTTTGGGTAGTTCCGGGAGTCCAGTCTTTAATCATCCGAGGAATCTGCTGAGCAATATCCTTCGGGAAGTAGTAATCCTTAATNTAANGATGNCCCTCTAATTTAACATGAAATCCNTTACCCGCAATTTGAGAGCCAAACCTCTCCCCNAGTTCATCATACAAAGCCTTTTCGCGAGTAGCTTGCTCAATAGCCTGCTGAACTTTAAAAATCCACGATGCAGCATCTTCCGTAACATTCGCAACTTCCCAGGAACTAAGCCAATCAGTACCCTTGGAAAAGTCTAATTCTTCCCCCGCTAAATTCTTAGCTTTACCCTTAGTAAATTCAAATCCAGTACCGTAGCGCCGCATCCACTTGTTCAGGTAATTCATGTCCACGCCACTACGCAAAAGAACAGAGCTACCGCTTGCCTGTCCCAGTAAATCATCAAGAATTCTCTTGATCTGGGTACCTAACTGTTCAACTTCGGGAGTACTAGCACGACCNTATCCCTGAGCCAATCTCAAGGCTTCTGCACGCTGAGTTGTGTCAAATCCCTTGAAAAGATTTGCAAGAACTCTACCTCGCGCCTCTGCTGTAGCTGCGCTACTAGCAATAGCTTGCAAAGACATTTGGCGTAAATCAGACTGACCCCACCAAGTAGCAACCCTACCCATGAGCCATTCTGTAGATCTATTATCGTCAACAACCCACTTAGGAAGTTTTCCTAAATCCTTCTCTAAGGCCAGAGTTGTGACTTTATTAATTTCAGCGCGCTTAGTCTTACCTCCAGCNATNATATCATCAAGCATCTTAGATTTCTGTTCTAAGACAACTTGAGCCGGAGATTTACCAGCAATCATTGCCTGTTCAATAAGACCCTTTGTAGCCTTCTCCCCCGCCGGACTAACATTAGCTGTCTTAGCGGAAGCCTTACCGAAATTTTTAAGGAACTTATCAAAGTCTTTCGTCTGAGCATCAGATAGCATGCCCTTGGCTTTAGTTTCAGCCTTAGACTCTGAAATAGCGTCTACAATGGGCTTAACTTTAACGCTATCTATAATAGCATTACGAGCCCGCATAGCTTCAATTGCTTGACCTACAGGGGTGTCTTTACCGACACTATCTCCGAACTCTCGAAGGTTTTCATAATCTGCTCGTAGGCCCCGGGTTTTTAAATCCGCTATAACATCAGAGAGTTTGACATTCTCTCCGGTTCCTAAACGAGGAATATAATTTCTTTTGATTAATTCATCTTCAACTGCTTTGTATACTGCATCAGTTCTCCTAGCAGATAAAGGACCCTTTTTGTTGAGGGCATCCCTGACTCTGTAGTAAAGCTTGACCTGCTGCTTAGCATTTAAAGTATTTGGATACTGCTTATTAATAGTCGCCGTTGACTTGGCAGGATCAAAACTATTAGCAATTTCCTCAGCTAATTTGCGGTCACTGGGACGTACAACAATACGAGGGGGAGGAACTAACTTAAGAGCTTCTGCTAAGTCTCCCCCGGCAACCTTATTTACAATATCAGTTGCCTTTTGAACCTTTCCCGCTTCAGTAGCAGCACGAATTTTCTGTAAATTAAAATCAGGGAAACGTAAGGAAGTCTGACCCTTGACAGACTTGGTTAAATCTTGACCTAAATCATCCGCTAATCTAGGAGAAAGACTTTGCTGAACTCTTTCTAAATCAGGGACTTCTTTAGTTAAGTCTAAATTTAACCCTAGCTGTTCTCCTACAGGGGTGACTCTCTCAGGAGTTAAAGGATTAACTTCTTTAGCAGTTTTAGGCGACGGAACTAAGTCATCAATAAGTTGAGGTGGAGCCTGCCCACCAGCGGGTTTCCGCAGAGCAGTCGGTATCGCTGCCTGGTTGGTCCGTGGAGCAAGATCAAATGACTCAGGGTGTATCGCTTCACCTGAATCCAAGAGTTTTTTCCCAAGAGGTATTTCTTTAGAAGCCTCTTCTGCTACCTTTCCAGCCTTGCCGAACTTACTGATAAGTCCAGCGCCACCGATATAGGTAGTGGGGTCTGCGCCTACATCTAAAGCCAAACCTAAAATAGCTGCGGGAACAGGGCTAGCTCCTTCTTGTTCTAATACATCAGAGAAGGTAGTTTTCTGAGTTCCAGCTAGTCCTGAAATAAAATCCGCTGCAGGATTATGTTCTCCAGAGCCTAGTAATCCCTTGACAGTATTAGCAACAGCATAGTTCGGCCTAGACAGGATATCAAAGATCCTGCTCATAATAGAAGGCTGAGATTTTGCCTGCTTACTACTGACACTAGATCCCCGAGCTGCGTTTAATAAGATATAGTTCGCAACATCAGGAACACTAGGGCCTACAGGGGAGTTAAAACTATTTTGATTAAAATAATTTTGCATTGCCCTGTAGGCCTCGGAATTAATAGCCACTTGTTAAGCCCTTCCGAAGTACTCTAACGCAATAGCTTGAAGAGCATTCAATTCCTGAGAATTAAGACCCTGAGCTTGGCCCTGTTCAATAACTCTCTTGGCCTTGGCTTCTGGAGTAAGATTAGAACCTGTAAAAGGGTCCATGCCTCCAGTAATAACGTCATCCATGACAGCCATATTGAAGGCACTCTGAATTCTCTGTGCAGAGCCTGTGTTAAGTCCAAAACTTTGAGCACGTGCAGCAACATCAGCAAGAGATTTAGCTGGAGAAGCTTTCTGTCCCTGTAGACCAGCCATCACCTTATACTGATCTAACTTATCCCCTTCAAGACCTCGACGAAGATTAATAGCAGAAATGTAGTTCTGGAAATCTCTCTGAGAAGAATCTATAGCAGATTTCTGCGCTTGCTGCCTAAGATCACCTAAACCTGAGAGATAAGCGTTATTCTTAGCTCCCTCAAAATCACCAATCTTTGCCTGATATTCGTTCATCAAGTCAAAGAGTTGCTGAGATAAATCAGCCTGTCTCTGAGTTCCTTCTCGACGGGCAGACTGCGCACCCATCTGAGAATATTGGACAGCTCCACCCTCTTCTTGATTCAAAGCATTTTGCGCTGTCTGATTTTGTGTTGCTGTCTGATTCAGGAAGAAATCTCTATCTCTCTGCTGTTCTGGTGCAATATCGGGAGCCGCAGCTTCGATATTCAATCTCTTCCATAATGCTTCTTGATCAGCCTGAGTCTGAGCATAGACATTCTTAATGCCCTGCTGAGTATTATCAGCTAACTGCTGAGTCTGTGCCCTGGTGTCGTCGTAACGCTTCTCAGTAACAGGAATATCAGCATTAATAGAGTCACTGAGCTGATTAAACATTACGCCCAGCATATCTCTATTTCTATTACCACGATCCTGAGTAGACTGCATCTGTCGACGCAATTCAGCAATTTGTGGGTCGTATTGCTGAGCAGCAGCAGCCCTAGCTTGCTGTTCTAAATCAGCATCATTAATACCATAACGAGAAGGATCTTGTAGAGCTAATAACTGCTCGATAATCTGATCAGTAGTACTAGGACCAGCACCCCTACCGGCTAATAACTCCTGCTTCCTGTTCTGGTAATTATCACGCTGAGACTGCTGAGATAATCTATCCCAAACACTACCCAAGTTTTTAGTAGCCGAACCTGGTCCTAAAGAAATTCCGCCATTCTGATTAGCTAAAAAGTTTCCTAATCCTGAACCAGACGCAATACCGATATCAAAGGGATTCATATTACTGTAATTAGGATCACGAGGACTACGGTAATTAAGAATAGCCATAATTAGATCCCATACTGCTCAGCACGTCGCCTAATGGCAGCTTCCCGTGCAGCCTGCTTCTGTAAATCCTGCTGCGATCTAAATCTATTTCCCTCAGTATCTAAAGTAGCTAATGCATCATTCTGTCGCCGTAATAAATCAGATTGTCTAGTGCCGTATTCCTGTTCATAATCCCCCACGGCATCAGCATACAGACCCGAACGAAGGATGCCACGCGCACCATAGTCGTCCTCAAGTAAATCTAAATCCTTAACTCTCTGGTCCTCCATAGCCTTCTTGGAACTATTGTAGTCCTGTTCCAGAGTTCCACGGCGACGAGTAACGTCTGCATCAAATAGACCCAGGGCATTAGCAAATTCTCGTAACTGTTGCTGGTACCCTGAATCCGAATTTAAGAAATCATCAATAGAGGGCGGGGGAGGGGTTACAGGAGCAATAGGTCCCGGATTAGCTTGAGGAACACTCTGCGGAGCACTGTATCTACCAGAACTCTTTGGCCTAACTCCAGTTCCAGGAGAAGCAAATCTTCTCGATGCTGCCTGCTGAACTCCTGTTCCTACAGGAGAGGTAGGCGCTAAAGACCCAACTCCCGCACCAATTCCTCCCATAGAACCCATCATGCCAGCTTTTCTAGTCTGAGCTAATGCTCTAGACCCTGCTCCAGTATTAAAAGGCATAATTAAACCGTCCTCTGTGCATCTGCTGACGCGAATTTACCTTGCTGAAGAGATTGCATTTTTCTTAAAATTGCATCTCTACGAGCCGAAGCCTGTAAGTCACGCTCTCGATATCCTAGCGGATCTACAGGTCCCATAGTAGGCATAGGTCTACCTCCACCATAGACTCTATTGCCTACAGCATAAGGCGCAATATTTGCTTCTTCTCTTGAGAAATAAGCCATTAGCTTAACGCCTTCGAGACTGTTTGCCTGGACTCTGTTACAATCATCATTGTGAATAATTTAGCAGGGCCGTCAACAGTTGTACCATTAGTTTCAAGCTGAATCGTAAAATATATCTGGCGATAGCGCAAGCCCTTATTGAACTTAGCAAATCTCCTGCTAGTTCCTGTACCACTTGAGACTGTAGTAGGAACTGTAGAGGGCTCTGTTAAAGGCTGTTCCCATGAATTTAGACTATTCCATGTACGTGCCGCTAAGCTTGTCCATGTAGCTGTAAATGCAATGACAATTGGAGTAGCTGAGCCCATTATATCTCGGTTAGTGGCTACGTCTGCTCCCCACCACCAGAGACGTTTAAATTGATTAGGTACTGCCATATCAAAATTCTTTGTAATGGCGATACAAATAATGTCTACAGGGGCGTCTGCCATATCTCCAATTTCTAAGTTATCCCACTTGAGAAGAACAGGTAAGGTATTTGTATTACCTGCAAAAAGAATGCCCCGGAATAAGAAAGTACCTGCCGCTATGAATTGAGTATCAGTTACCTTGACATGCCAGCCTCCCGGCTCTACAGCAGCCGCTTTCCAAGCTTTAACTTTAAGAGTAGAACCAAAAGCCTGAAATCGTATCTTCCACAATTCATTGGCGCTGTATGTACCTAAAGCAAATACAGTTCCTAAAGAAGTAACAGATCCTGCCACTACCTTAAAGAGTTCGATAGTAGCCGCAGACCCGGTTTGAAACTGCATTCTTGCCGAATAGTAGTTACTAGAATCTACTCGTCGAGCTTGGATATCTGCCGCAATAGAGCTACCTGTAGCAACCTTATCTACAGAAACGGTAACTGTACAGTCAAAATCTGCCTTAGGGGAACTAAACGTAGACAATCTCTCTACGTTAACAGATCCTAGGGACATTTGTCCCTGTCCACTAGTTACAGAATAATCTGAAGCTGAGCCTCCTGAGACGCTATACGTCTGTCCAGTATCTGCTGTGCCCCATCCATTAGAAACAGTTCGAGTAAAAGTATCTCGAATAGAGACAGGTGGAATAATAGTACTTTCTTTATCAATAGCTGTCTGCTGATCTAAAAGCTTAACAACGCTAGTGTATGCAGAAATACTCGATCCTGCATAATATTCATCTCCATTAGGAGCATGAAGAACTAAAATAGGACCGAAATAATGAAGCCTATCTCTACTTGAATCCCACTCACACCAGGTACGAGTTTTCATGCTGTAGACATAGGTTCTGGCATAGTATCTACAAACTAATCTATCATTGAGGAAAGAAAGTGAAGTTTGTTCAAATTGAGAGAAGGCACTAGGAGAAGTTAAGTCTCTAACAAAAGGAACCTTGACATTTAATTGATTAAAGTCAAAGTTCACAATCTCATAGATACGTGCATTATGCATAACATAAATCTGATTCTCATAATTAGCTACACAATGCTGTCCGTCTACACCAATTGTAGAAGAAATCTTACGTAAGACAGCATCAGTAGGGCGCACATCATAGGCCAAGACATATGTTGCCTGGTCCTTAAACAGCAATAGATTGTCTTGGTACACAGTTAAATCAATAAGCTTGAATCCATCACCTTGAGAAACATCAATAAAATTAGTTCCAGGCCAACTATCGAAATTTCCCACGTCACTGAACTGTAGACGAGATTCATTAGACGTAGCATCTACACCACGTCCTACGAATAATCTTTCTTTATGAATAACTGCACAACGACCACGGGGGAGTGCAGCCACAGCGGTATATCCACCTACAGGGTCCCACTTTCCCCCATTAAGACCTGAATTAGGTGGAGCAATGAAATAAACTTTTCCTGCATACTGAACAGCGGCTGTAGCTTCATTAGCCTGAATGAAAGTCCAAGAACCACTAGTATAGTAATAAGTTCCCGTGGAATTAGAACCAATTACATAGTTGACCCCTGAGAACTGAGCTTCACACAATAGATTGATGCGCTCTGTCCACTGATAGTGTCCATCTAATTCAATAATAGGCGGACGAGAAACTAAGCTACCATCAATATCTAGCTCAAAGTTAGTACAGGTAGCTAATTCAGCATCAGCAATAGCGCTAGGATCCGATCCTAAATTTAATCCACCTGTGAAAGGACCCAATCTTAGAGGGGTTCCAGGCATTACCAGGCATCTCCATTCAGGACAGTAATGGAAGGATATACTCCCTGTTCCTTCCAGGTATCTTTACCTCTTAATAAATTGATATCTGCAACTACTTGCTGTCCCTTAAAAGTAGCAGCTTCTAAATTTTCATCCATTTCGTATGCCTGGAGCATACAATACTTCACCAGAGATTCATGATAAAGAACATCAATCTCTGGAACATCGGTAACTAAACTAACCTCTACAGGGGCTCTATTGTAGAAGACCTTAATTCCCGCAGACACAACTTTATCGGGAATAGGAAATAACCTGATCTTCTTTTCATAGACTGTGAAAGCTAGGGGAGTACCTGTCTGACTGCTATAAGGTTCAATATATTCATTGAACTCATTAAGACTAAGACCTCGGAGTTTAGGATATGTTAACCCATCATCACTCTTAAAAGAAACCTGTAAGAGTGTAAGCATGTCAGTAGGCACATCATACTGAGACTGATTAATTACAGTATCAGTCGTCACTGTCTTTTCAAAGAGTCCTTCATTCTGAAGAACTATCTGACGCTGTCCATCATTGATCCAACGGATGATATCGGCATCAGTGACCTGAACTCCGGATTCATCACCAAATGCTCTCTTAACACGAGTTTGAATGTCACCTACATTCATGAAATTCGCCTCCGTGTCTCATCCATCTTAATCTGTCTGCCTTCTGAATTCTTACCAAGTTTAATGTAATGCAGCGGAGTATTGATCAAGAAGTTAGCTTTATCGTGAGCCTCTTCTAGCTTCTCCATAAAAGCTTTCTGATCCAATAACTTCTTAGCTGCTTCTTCCTTTTCTAGTCTCTGTAGAACAGAAGCATTGGCATTATCTGCCAAGAAAAGACGGGCTAAAATTTCATGCGGCTTTTCAATTTCAGAAGCATAAAGGACAGCTTTGTTATAGAAAGTATCCCAAATCACGTAAGGCTTTTTATCTTCACGGGTTCTCTTGTCCGGAGGAATCCAACGCAACTCTAAATGATTGTCATAATCATGAACTACTTCGGCCATTCGAGCAAAGTTTTCATCTACCCAACGACCATCATCAGCAGGAACAAACATATCAATTCCTCAAGCTCATCATATAACGCAATAAATGCGTGCCTACAGAAGCATTAGTTTTAGGAACTAAAACTTGAGCTCCGTCATTCAAGACTAAAGCCATTAAGTCTGCATTTGTCTCCCGTCTAGGCTCCGTAAGACTTCGATTGGCAAGCATATTGACTCTAGCTGTGTCTGCAATACTAGCCATTGCTTTAGGTGCCTCCCCTCCAGAGACGCTAGGAGCAAATATATTAGATGGCGCTGTTAACAGAGACAGTGTCAGTATTTGGAGTAAGGATATCACTCCAGGACTGAACACACTACTGCTGGTAGTTAATAATGGAACCAGAATCTGTTGTGTCTGAGTAGCTCCTGGCCCAAAGACAGTACTAGAAGTACTGATTAGTGGAACTTGCACGCCTACAGGGCCTGGATTAACTCCAGGACTAAAGACCGTACTACCAACGCTAAGCAAAGGAACGATAATAGTTTGATTATTAACGTTCGGAGGATCACCAGCAGTAGTAGGCCCTGTAGACCCTGCGGTTAAGTTTCTGCCATTTCCGGAATGATCTGTCAAATCACTAGCAGTAGATAATGGATAATCAGCCCATAGATTAGAAGTTCTAACTGGTGTAGAAGAATCTCGCTCGGCAGCAATTTCAATAGAAGTAAGAACTGCACTCCATTGCCTAAACTGAGCTTCTCTAAAGTTACCCCATTCAGAAGCATCAGAAGTAGAACGTCCACCTAAAGTAAATCCGTCGGCAGTACCAGTTAATCCATTACTTCCAGAACTACTATGTAAAGTTCCACCTACAGAAGTACTAGTGTAAAGAATAGTGGACGTACCTGTCTGAGTAACTGCAACAAAAAGCCACTGCCCTACAACAAAATTGTCCACAGCAGTAACAGATCCATTAGCAGTAAAAAGATTAGGGGTAGTTCCATCTACGTCTGTAGCAAAGGTTAAGATGGTAGAACCACCACTGTACCATCTAATAACAGTTTGGTTCGCGTTCAGATCAGATATTAAATAAGCCCAACCTGTAAACGTAAATCCCGCATCTAAATCAGGAGAACTAGAGGTACGCGAAATTCTGTCTGAAGCTTGAGTTATTGCTACAGACATGGCTACCTACCAGTTAAAGATTCCGCTAGCGTTCCATTGGATTACAATATCTCCACCATTGGGAGTAACAGGCATACCAGAAGTAAAAGTATCAAAGAAAGCAATCAGAAGACTTGTAGCTTCCGTTCCTGTATGCCTGTAGATAACTACCTGTTCCGATTGATCACCAGAGACAGCAGAAAGAGTTACGTCTGCCGCATCCATAGTTACAGTATTACTAGACAGAACTGCTGTCTTAGAAGCCATAGCTCCAGAAACAGCGACTCGTGCCGCACCAGCAATATCCGCTAAATCCTGATCGGTATTGACGTTAAGTGTGTCATCAGCAGAATCAATGAGAATACAACGACAATCATCAGACTCCCAGTTAACAACTGAGAATCCAGTAATGGCTGCATCACCTACTTGAACCTGCTTGTATCCTGCATATAGAGAGTTAGCCACTATGTCTCCTGACGTAAGCCTTTACTCCCGGCGGTGCAATTTCCTTTAAAGCCTCACCAATCATTCTATACGTAGCTGGTTCCTCAAAGGTACCCTCTTTAAAGGAAAGAGTTTGCCGAGGCGGATCTGCTACTTCATTAAGAATGATAAAGTCTTTAGCTCCAGCTTCCTGTAGACGCTTCCAGACAACCTCAGAAACAATACAGTTTCCTTCATTATCTAGTTGAATCCTATAGTCTTTTGGCTTACGACCTTTGTTGTAAGTCTTAAAAGTCTTTTTAATTTCTCCAGGGTGCCTAATTAAAATAACAGCATTTCGAAGAGTAGCATGATGAATTCTTACGCCTGGCACTTAAATTCCTTTGCCTACAGGAAGGGGGAGTAGCCTCCTGCACTACTCCCCCTTTCCGGATTAAATTAAATCTCGTCTAACTCTTCATCTTCTTTGTCGCTAGCCTGAGCTTCCTTGGCCTCCGCAACATCTACAGGACCGGTATAAAGGCCAGCTTTTTCAAACTCGGCCTTCTGGTCTTCCTGTCCTTCATTCTCAAAGAATCCAGACGGGGGACCAGCACTCGCATCCTTGAATTCAACATTTACACCGTACGTGGTCCACATGTAAGCGATAAAGGCTCGCTCATCTAATAAATCCGGAACTCGATACAGTCTAGGATTAATGTTGTAACCACCATCGGGGCCGGGAGACCAATCCTGCGGAGTAGTCATTACGCATCAACCTCAGTCAATACATGAATAAGAACTTCCACTGAATCGCCCACCTTGTGAAGATTAGCTAGTTCAGACTTCACCTGAAACCTGAGATTGGCAATAGGAGTAGCCTTAGCCCATTCCTGATTCTTTTTCACCGAACCAGTACCATAATCAGGAGTAAACTCGAAGGTTGTTCCGTATTCCATCTCTTCCTTCTTGGTACACCTGAGTCTAAGAGAGGTAGCCATTATTACGCCTCCAGAATATCTGCAAGAAGACCGTGAGAGTTACGCTGGTGCGTACCCATCTGACAATACTTATACATCATAGTCTGATAAGCGTCATAAGCACCGTTAGCATCAATAACTCGCTGCCAGTTAGAGCCATCCCGGTTCATGAACGACCAATCAGACTCACGATAAAGCTTAATCTGCTTCTCATTCAAGAAGTAAGCTCGGCTAGGCTGGCAATCGAAATCAGAGATAAGAGGAATCTCTCCTGCATCGGTAGAGAATGCCAAACCCTTAAAACCGCCCTCAAATTCCTTAGTGTCAGTGTAGCGCCGCTGTTGAACTAAGAGATTGAAGTAGGCTCGCCGAACACCTAAGCTAGTAAAGATAACACTCGTAGAACCACCGTTCGTACGAATATCATCAACAAGTTTAATCATTAAGCCTTCGGACAGAGCCCGGTTCGTACCACCGTTAGAGTTAACAACGGAAGCCCAAACAGGCTCAGTAGACGGGTTAATGTTATAAAGAGTTCCCGTATTAGAGACAATCTGAGAAAGACCGATAGTCTCCCGAGAGCGTGAACCAGTACGAACAATAACGTCTGTAGCAACCGCTGTACCATCAGCACCATCATAAGTAACGACACCTGTGGTAGTGTTAATGGCGGTAATTTCTCGGTTAGAGAACTTAGCAGTAGTCAAAGTGACGTCATAGACATCAATCTGCATACCGACTTCAAGATACTGAGTGCTTGACACAGTAACAGTGTTCGCACCATCAGCAGTAATAGAGGCGAGAATACCGCTAGAAGTACCATAAACCTGACGGTTCATGTCCTTCACAAGAGTCTGCTTAAGACCATTTAATTCCTGATCTAAAGCAGATGCAAAAGCCTGGAAGTTAGACTGAGCTAATTCCATAGTCTGTCCGGTGATACTTGCAGCACCATAGAGATACGCAAGATTCACGCGAGCAGAAGCATACTTCTGAGACTTAGCTACAGGAAGAACTTCATTCTCTAATCGAGCACCGATACCATGGTTCCGGCGAGTACGGATGGGGAAAGTAACATACTTACCACCAACCTCGGAGGTAACTCCTTCAGAACTCTGCTCGATTCTTTTCAGAGCAATAGTTTCACTCTGAAGCTGATCGCGGATCTTATCCTCATAAACTTCCTTGAGAATAGAATCCACAACCGCCATAGTCGTGGAAGCACCAGCCATTTTAGTAAACCTTTCTTACTGCTGCTGTTGCGCAGCCTTAAGCATGTCAACAATAAGGGACTTAGTTCCCTTATCGTCCAACTTTCTAGGATCAATTCCCCCGTTAGGAACTGAACCCCCCGCACCCAAAATTAAAGGCTTGGGAATATTCCGCTGCAATTCCTGGTCTCTCCAGGCAAAATATTGCTGAACAGCTTCTTCGGCAGAAGTACCAGCCATCATCTGAGCAACTACAAACTTTTCATTGTAGTCACCATACTTCTGCTTTAAGGCAGATAATTCAGCATCTAACTGAGAATCTGCCTGCTGTGCCATCTCAGCTTGCCTCTGCTGATACATTAATTCAGCAAGCTGCTGATTCTGCTGCCTTAACTCAGCAATATCTTTTGCGTACGGATTATCTTCAGTTGGAGGTTCACCCTGGCCCTGGCCCTGTAAACCATCCGGATTATTAAACTTATAATACTCTCCGAGCCTATCGTAGACGTCTCTTGGATTACTCTGGAGAGCATTTAATAAGTTTAATGCAAACTGCGCATCTTCCGGATTGAAACCTGAACCAATAACAGGCTTCCACGGTTCATATTCAGACTGTACCTTTTCAAACCTCTGCTGGACATTTCTGTCCCAATTCTGCAAATGCGGTGTGACCTGAGAGTGAAGCTCCTGGGGAACAACTCCCAACAAATCATTCCATGCTGGGTTAATTCCCTGTTGTCCTTCACCCTGTCCGCCAGTGTAGTCACCCTGACCAGAGTCACCAGCGCCAAAAGGCTCGCTCATTTTAAAAATTCCTTATCTGCTGTACCCTACAGGGCCCTGGCTTAAACTAGTTGCTATTAATACTTAACGAGTGGCTTTGCTAACTCTACCAAATCCAGGATTAGACGGAGTCTGGTTACCTGTTCCGCCTCCACCATAACTACGCTTAGGAGTGTAGTTGTTTACGGCATTATCCTGTTCGTCTGCCTTAGACTTACGCTTTAATCTACGCTCTAGTGCAGCCTTCTGAATAGCACTTAAAGCAGAAGACCTGCCGGGGGTAGTCATACTAGACACCTTACTCACTCTTGACGGAGTAGGCGCACCCCCTTCTTTAGACCGCTGCATATAATTCATCCAATCACTAGTACCTGCCACAATAGCCCCTAACTTAGAGGATTCTCCCACAGTTTAACTTTAAGCTGAGTACCAGAAGATCTAAAATAAGAAACTGCTGAGTCTGCCACATCACGCCGCGCACGTAATTTTAAGGTATGCGATCCAGCAGCCGCTAGCGTTACTAACCAATTCTTACTTCCAGGAATTCTACAGAGAGAGCTCCACATATTAAAGATAGCAGGATGGTTTTGATCTGTACCATCTACATACAGTAAACCGTAATTAAAATTACTGGAAGGATTAGCAGTAAGATCCCAGTCAAAATCAGCAGTTACTTCAGCAATAGCATTAGCTTCAGTAGTAACTACCGTTATAGATGCACCGGGAATATCAGTTGTTGTAGTAATTACCTGTAGATCTCCAGAAGCATATACAGTCTGTATATTAGGACGTGCAGCTACGCGACCAGCAAATGCATCGATCTTATCTGAGTTAGCATTTAAATCAGTACTAACATTGACCGGATCTGTAGGATCAGGTTTATAGAGCTGAATATTAGATGTACTCGTACCCATTTAGATTCCCGAAGGATCGTTAGCGTTACGGAGAGCCCAGACCTTATCATTCTGAGTCATAGTATTTAACTGAGTCTGAGTATATCCAGCAGCTAATAATGCAACCTCAATAGAAGTCTCATCTAACCAATCTTCATCCCCAATAACACGCGCAACATTGCCAGAAGCAGTAGCTACAGCAGCAGCGGGGGAGAAGGTAACTAATGCACCAGTAGCATCTACAGCAGTAACTGTAAAAACAGTTTCTTCTTTAGGGGAAGTTGCCACCGCAGAAGCGAAGAGTCGGAATCTCTCACCAATACGAGCAACATTAACTGAAGTAGTTAAAACTGCTGCAGCACCAACAAGAGTAGTAGTGGACCCAGCACCATTAGCAGTATACAGAGCCCGACGACCAGTATTGTGAGAATTAGACCGCGCATTAGGCGTAGGAGAACGCCTTTTATCCACGTAATTAACATTAATAGCAGATCCCAATAAATTTCCAGCCATTACATATCACCTTCCAGTTGAGGCATGGGAGCGGGACCAGGTTGTTGCTGTTGTTGAGTTTGGTCATTAGGCTGACCCGCTGAATTTTCTTCTGGCTTACTCTGATTCAACATCATAGCATTGGGATCCATTCCTGGCATCATAGAAGGATCGACCCCTGCCATATTCATCGGATTAAGAGTAACAGATTCCAAACCTAAAGCAGCAAGATGCTGATTAACATGCTGTTCAAATAATTGCTTTACTTCTTCAGAAAGAGATTCAAAAGCTTGGCCCTTCCTAAAATTATTGTGATACTTAATATGTGCCTCATGATTATCCCAAGTATTAACCGGCACAATCAAAGGAGTATCTAACTGAGAAGGATCAATCGGCAAACCTGTAGTTCCATCTACAGGAAGTTGTCCACCCTGCTCAATAACTGCCTGCTGCAAAGCACTCTGCTGATACTGTTGCATGAGTTCAGGAGTAACTTTAGACATTCTCAGGTTTTCTCTCTGAGCCTGTCGTTGGTCTACTTGCAACTGTTCGTAGACCTTATTAATACCCCCCATATCCATGACTTCTAAGCCCTGCTCAGGCTTAATGAATCCAAGCTTCATCATATCCATAATGAGAGCTTGTTTAGCAGCCTTAGAAACTGGAAGGGCGCTTCCACCTTCAATTCTCAGGTCGAGATTATTCCCAAGGTCACTACCCTTAAAAGTCATGGCATCAAAAGAACCATCAGGTCCAGTGACCTTAACAATTCTTTCAACGTTCCAGTAATCATGAATATAAACTAAAGCCATACGTGCAGTCTTTTCAATAGCCTCTTCTAAGCTATCGAAAGTGGGGGAGAGCTTAGACTCGTCCCTTTCCTGTAGATAGGAAATAGCTGTCGCAGCAGTTACACCCGGGGGAGCCTGACCTTGACTCACTTCATGCTGACCGGAAATATCATTCCAGTCCATTAAAATTCTATCAATCTCCTGTAACACATACGCAGGAAGAGATTGAAGAGGGAGAGGCTTAGGAGGCTCAAAACCAGGACTGTACTGAATAATTTGACCAGGTTCTGTAGTAATCTTACTAGCGTCTACAGATCCTCTAGGCGCGATAAGTTGAGGCTTTGCCATGCGATTCTTTGCCTCAATAATCTGGCCTCTAGTGCGGTTATATTCCTTCTGCAGCGGAATAAGATCCTCGATTGAAGAACTACTGTAAAACTTACCACCAGGGATATGGTCAAGCTTAGCAAAGGGATATTTTCCGTGACTATACGGCCAACCCTGCTGTCCCTGGACAATCTTATCTCCTACCACAGTAAAGAAAGCACCCTCAGGAAAATCAGGATTCTGTCCCGGCTTAATCCATACTTCCTTAACTAGAACAGAATTCTGCTTATTCGTAGTCTGAGTACCGATTAAGTTAAGAAAATTCTCTTCAATAACATCTTGAGCCTCGGACTGTGGCGCTAAATTAGTTCCATCCAGAGCTTGCTTGAAATTCATCCGTACCCACTCAGGAGATTTAATCTGAGCATGGATAAGATACGGCTGACTCTCTAATTCTTCTTCCCTAAAATCTGGAACCAGGATATGAAAGGGAGTTTCCGCTGCATAGCAGATATCTCCCAAAGGAGTCATTAACTGTGGATCTTTAGGACCGGCATTAAAATCATACCAAGTCTTCATGAATCCATTACCACAAACTAAAGTCCACCATGTAGCTCTACGAATAATATACTTAAGCTTCTTCTCTCTGTACTCAGTTTCCCAAATCTGCTCGCCGGCTTGGGCAGCATATAAATCCCTATCCTCTGCCGAAGAGGGAACAATAGTTGCTGTAGGCTTGTTCGATGTAAGCTGAGCTAACTCATGTCTAATAGTAGGGCGAATCCTATTAATAACTGGACGAGAGCGATAATATGGGGCCGGGGGAGTGTAAAGCTTAGTAGTCACCGCAGAAGTTGTACGTGACGAAATAGGCTGAACCCACTGCTTACCAAAATAAAAAGCAAGATTCATGTACCACTGTCGTTCAATCTGAACACGACCGTTTTTAATAGACTGATACTTACTATTAGTCCACTGAACAATCTTATCATGCTGTTTTCTGGCTGCCTTACTGCTGGCTAAATCTAAAGCCTGAGTCTCATCAGCCATTCTGTTCTCTCCCGGTCATACCGATATCATCAAAGAATCCAGTCACATCATCCTGGTATCCTGGCTCATTAATAGGGTCCCCTAAACCTGCTGAGTTCGCCAGGGCTTGGATTCTATTAAATTCTGCTTCATCTGATTGGGGATAATAAGGATCAGATATCGTCGAAGTCTGTGAGGAAAGAGTCAAGGCTGTCATTGCCTGGTAACTCGTAAGATCCTGACTCTGAATTCGATTCATCAGATTCTGCTGGTGGACTAGATTCTCCTTCAGAACTAGATTCAGAACTGATGAGCTCTTCTCTTTCAGATGAATCAGATACACTATCAGAGCTAATAATGCTAGAATCAACACCGACAGCAGAACTAATACTTGCCACTGCATGCCTTAACTCCTCATTCTGCCGCAAAGCTTCCTTTAATTGAGTTAAATAGCGCTCAGCAGTCTGCTTAATTTCCTGAACCTGTGCATCAGACCAGAAATCAAACTGATTAGCCATTTCAGTAAAACAAGTCTCACAGATATAGACACAACCAAAGTATTCAATGAACGCACCCGTATCCACGAACCGGGTAGCAGGGCGAATCGGCGCAGGATCTAACTCACCAAATGATCCGCACCCTACACATTTGTGAGGAAGCTGTTGCAACGGACCAACTAAAATCTGATACTTACTATCAACTCTAGGCATTACCACTCGCCACCTAACACATCATCGACAACCCACTGAGTTTTGGATTTGCCTAAATTTGGATCAGTATAACTCGGGCCTACAGGGGTGGGAACCGCTCCTATACTTTTTCCTACAATATCATTGATACTTAATTTGCCCTTCGGGCGGCCTACAGGGGGGATATAGAGATCAGGCATCATGGAAAAGAAATATCTAGCAGAGTCTGGTGCGTGATCATCTTTTTTATGGATCTCTTCACGAACATTATTCTCATGCCGCTTCTTAGCAGACTCGAAAACCTTCCACCGAACCCTTTGTAGCTCGCGAATTAAGTTATGGCAATTTTCGGTTATTGCCCACTTGTTCATTGCCAGATAATTATTTACTTTGTTGACCCCGATCGAAACGTCATTATTCCCCAGAGCGATCGGAATACCTTCACGAACGTATGTCGTGTGGACTGAGTCTCCTGTAACTCCTTGTCTTTGGGTAATAGCTGGGTCACCAACATAAATTTCAGGTGCGCGTCTTCCAGCCTGAACGTTTCTTTTGTGAATTTCTCTGGCATAGTATGAGACCACTTTTTCTCTATCATAGAGTTCATCGTAGGTAATTACTAAGCCATCGGGGCTCACAGCATGCCACAACCATGCAGTAGGGTTATTAAATCCATGGTCCATACTGGCATAGTGCGTCCAAGATTTTATTCGAGCTAAGTTCTCTTCATTCAATGGTGGGATGACGTGATGGCTCTTGAACTCTTTATAGACAAGTCCACCAATCATGACGAACTTGCCTTCTTTACGAGCCTTAATATCATCAGGATCATTAAATCCTGCGAAAGTATGTTCAATCTCTGCTTCAGAAAGATATGGATTCTCTGAAGTGTCGATAGCGATAACCGCGACTGAATTTCCCGGTGTCAGCCCCGGAATATAAAGTTCATCATAAACCCATGTCATTCCCTCTACAGGGGTCATAGTCATCCACCAACTACCNCCTGTATCAAGGAGACGCATTTTACATTCATCAAAGATAGCTTTTGGAGGCTCTTCATCAAAATGTATAAAATGTCGCGAGGTCCCTGCGAACTTCTGAACATCCTGTTCATAGGACATGAGGTCACACGTAGAACCATTGGTCAGAGTTAACTGTTTTTCCTGCTTTGAATAAGAGTCTTCCCAGGAACCGTTAATGAGATCTGACGGAGGAAGCCACTTCGCCAACTCAGGAATAATAATCTGCTTAATTCCTTCGTTGTACGAAGTAGCAACAATCCTACCTCTAACAGGTGCAGGAGGTACCTCAAGATAGGGGTGCTGGCCTTTTAATCTATAGACATCTTCCGCTACACCGCCAACAGTTTTACCTGATCGGTTTCCTCCGATATAGAGTCTACCTTTCTTAGTAGAACTATGGAATCTAATCTGCTTCTCATGCGGAACGTAGCCAAAGATAGAAGGACGAGTGATAGCCTTAGACAGGCCCTCCTTAAAAAGGCCACTTAATTCAGCAAGAGAAGGCTCTTCCTTCTTACGAGGCATTAGTTCTCCGTAAATTGAATAACTGTATGTAGGAATGCAATAATGTTGAGAATCTTTTGAGCGTCACTCACCGAAGTAGTCAATGTAAGATTCAATCCATCCCCAATCTTTTTGCCATTCCTTCCATCATGGATATGGTCACCGCCCGCAGCCTGATTAGCACTCATACCAAGAGTGTGATGCTGGGAAGCTTTAGAAGCATCTACATCACTGCGGGCATGGAATCCATTAACATCACGTGGGGGAGGGGCAGCACTCTTCTTAGGATTCTTAATTGAGCCAAACGGATCATCTTCAACTACAGGATTAGGTTCTGTCATCTAAAATATCCTCCACAGTAATTAGGTTAAGGCATCTATGCTGTAATAACAGCCCGGACCGGGGTTCCTCCCGAGAGGATAGTTTCAAAGTCATTCTTGATTGCTCGGACCGTATCAATGTCCTTGACGTGATACTGAATGGTCTCCACAATCTGTGCCACGATTGTAGAAATATTCTTTTGAGTTTCATTCTGTGGACCATACCGCCCTGTAAGTTCAAGATAAAATTTTACTGAACTTAGATCGCCATTCATCATACTCTTGGTTAAGCCTTCATAGGCAATGTCCAAGGAATCCTGAAAACGACTCTCAGTTAACTTGAGAAAATAATCTTTAAATAAGGGTTCATTCATCCAGCCATTCCACATAGTTGTGGTGACCTTTAAAGACTTTAATTTAGCAGTCTGAGATCTACGATCCCGAAAATCAGCAATGCTCAGGATAGCAGCAAGCTGGATTTCCGACAGCTCAGAAACTTCTCCAACTCTAGGAACTCTAATTCCTCGCTGAGACATACTATATAAGAAAGTCTCATGGTCAAAGAGTTCTTCAAAATCAGTATCAGGAAACTCCTCTTCGAGAAGGTCTACAGGGGGGAAGTCCTTCTTCTTGTGATAGTACCTTTCTATAAAACCAACAATTCTTAGATCATTTGCAGATAAAGGTTCCATGCGGAACAGCATACCAAAAGAGGCCTACAGGGCGTAGCCCCGAATTATTAGAGCGGGCCCTGGTTTCACTTAGTTAAAGCCCGAGATTTTAGTTCGATTATTCTTTGGTTTTTTACTTATTGCTATTTTTGAGGAAAATTTCTAGAGAGCTAGGTACCCTATCCCAAACTAATCGACTAGAAAATCTTTGCAACATGATATCGAACAGTATTCGAACGAACAAAGATTCGAATTGTTTCGGAATCGAATCAGATACCCGAGCGCGACAAGCAATGCTCTCTTTGTGAAAAGGTCTAGACCTTGTCTGTCCTATGTGTATATCCGAAGTAGACTGTCTAATGAGGATATCTATATCGTAAGTTATTCACTAACTATGAACAGAGAATGAACTGAATCGTGACAGTGAGGAATTAACTCACCGATTGGGGGGTACCTCACCTACCCCCAATCCGAGGCCTGTCCAAGCTCTCAGAGGGGTTACCGAGCAGTAGATAACGTTTCGGTATAGACTAACGCTGAGTCTATTGACATGAGTTTGAACATAAGAGAGATTCAGAGCATCGAACCAACCGGCCTACAGGGAGAGATCATGTCTGAGATTAAGCCTCCGAAGTTCTATGTTGGTCAGCGTGTTGTCAATGTCTATACAGGTCTTATGGGAACGGTTGTCGGAACCCTGGGCAGGACAATAGATGTCCGCTACGACCGTCGACCACTAGATGTGTATGCATTCGCTAAGACTTCGTTCCAGCCATGCAATGATGGTGAGAGCTGAAACTGAATATATTCTGAGTGTATAGACTCATTCCTCTATACACTCAGGGAGTTATTCAGCCTACAGGAGGACAGAGACATGACGAACGCTGAGTTGCTGGCAAAGATTCAGTCCGGTGAAGAGACATTCTTTGGTGCGAAGTGGGAGCGAATGACTCCGCTCTTGCAGGAAGCTCTGATCGCCACTCTGTCAACTGAGACGGAAGAGGAAGACTGAATATATTCCGACTCTACAGAGGTAATCTCTGTAGGGTGGGGAAGTTATTCAGCCTACAGGAAGGGCGCTGAGTATATTCAATGGGTTATTCGTAACACTAATGGAGACAGATTGGCAACACATCATGAGGTCAAACTCACGGAATTGGCCCTACCCTGACAAGGGGTCCAGGTGATCATGAGCGTATGGCCTCGCTAGGCGGGTGGAATGGCCTGTTTTGCTGTAGCGAAGACAGAATGCACTTAGATATAGTTTTTAAGTGTATTCGGCCCTAAAAAGGTATATAGGGCCGTAAATACCCAAAACAGGTACCACAAGCCTCTGACCAGGCATTTCTCTCAAGATCAAATGCACTCAAAAATTGACAACTTAGGTATACCTAAACCCGCTGGTCAGAGTACCCAAAAATGCACTTTTTTTGGAAAAAATGATCATGCTGGTGAAGTACGCTGTACAACTCCCTGACCAGGCAAAACACAAGATCAAACTAAGCATCACTCAAACTGCATATATGCTCATACCGCCTCTGACCTGCGCATACGAAGATCCGTCTACTATGGACACTCAATGCGCTAAGACTTAAGTATGAACGTAAGATAGATCCATATCACCTAGTTCATAGCTCACCCTAAGTGATCCACCATCAACACAAAGTAACACTTGACAATCTCTGGCCACTCTGTCAGAATGGTCTAAGTAAGGTCCTCACAGATACCCCGGGCCGACAGGCCCCCTGTAGATCAAAGGAAAATTTGAAATGCCAGTTTATCAGGGTACGGATACAACTTCGGCGGCGTTGCTTTCCTCGTATGAGAGCAAGGTCAACAAGTACAAGGAAATCGACACGCTTCTTGCCAGCGCAGAGGGAGATCGNGAAAAGGCTCTCCAGACCTGGAAAGAGACTTCCGAGGATGCTCAGGCTGTAAAGATTCGCGAGCAACTTGCCAAGTTGGAAGAGGCTTTTACTAAGCTTGCNGAAAAGAATGTTCCTTCGGGTGACATTCCCGAAGAGGATAAGGCCAAGCTTAAGGCTGAGCTGGAGGCTCTTAAGCCTGCAATTCGTGTCGCATTTAAGTCTATCGGCGAGCTGTCGAAGACTATTGGATCTGATCCTGAGGGAGTTGCTAAGGCTCTCGAAGAGATTGGTGATCCTACTAAGTCTGGCAGGGGTCGTAAGCCTGGTGTTGCTGGATCCGGACTTCCCCGAGTCTCTGTGAATGTTGTCTTGTCGGGTGGCGGAATGGACAAGACTCACAATCTCGGAACTTTCAGTGAAGTTGCCAAGTTGACTCTTGTTGACGTGGCGGATGTTCAGAAAGCTTTTGCTGACGCTGCTGGTGTTGACCCAATGGATATTAAGTCCGC